GCTCTACACCGGAACCGACATTCCTGTTTTTGCGGTCTGGAACGGGCTGACTGGCATTACGGAGTCTCCCTAGGGCGGTGACCCACAAGAGTTCTTCCTTGACGGCCGCAAGATTCTGGCCACACCATCAGGAGAGGACTACAAGGCGACGATTGAGTCTTTCGCAATGCCTGAAGAGTTCCTTCCTTGCACAGGCCTGACAAGACTCTCGACTGGTTTGTTTGCAGCCGAGCAGTCAAAGCAGCCGTTTGCGTTCTCGTACCGGACGATCGTCGGCAACGATACTGAAGGTAACGACTACGGGTACAAAATTCATCTCGTTTACAACGCAACAGCTCAGTCTTCGACATTCGCAAGAGTGTCTATCGGTGCAAGTAGTGAAGCAAAAACACAGTCCTGGGACGTAGCTGCCTGCCCGGTCACTATTCCTTCCCGGAGACCTGCTGCACATGTCATATTTGACACGCGTCTTCTCAGCAAGACTGCGATAACGAGAATCGAAGACGTTCTTTATGGAACTGACGATGACGACCCTCGCCTTCTCACCACAGAGGAAATCGTCTCGCTGCAGCTCATCGAGGACTCCTTGTTCTCCGGTGGAGTTGACATCAAGAAGCCGAGTATTGGTGGAACTACCACCAACTATCTCAGAGTCTTCCTTAAAAAGCCCAAGCTTTCCGGAACAGGGTAGGAGAAGCTATGCGTGTTTCCTGGGATAGTGGGGAACGCATTTACTCTCAGGGAGTATACAACGGCGTTCTCTATCCCAAAAATTCCCCGGGGGTACCTTGGTCAGGATTGATTTCTGTCACTGACAAAGCAGACCCTAGCCCTACATCAAGATACGTTGATGGCCGAAGGTATGCGAGTCATATTTCGCCATCAGTCTTTGCTGGCACAATCTCAGCTTATACTTACCCTGATGAGTGGGACCGTCATATTGGCCTGGCTGCTGGAATCAGCTCTCAGCCAAAGCAGTCGTTCGGGCTTTCGTTTAGGGATAACCGAGACATACATCTGATCTACAACGCGGTCGCGTCTCCTTCAAGCGATCAGTACTCCACGATAGGTGGAGACGTTAGCCCAATAGCGTTCTCCTGGGACATAGCCACAGTTCCAGTTGAGGTGTACTCTGCCAGGCCAACTTCGCATCTGGTGATATCAACTGACTACGCGAAACCAGAGGCGATTGCTGAGCTGGAAGACCTGATCTACGGAAGTGATTCGGACGACCCGTCTCTTCCTAATCCCGCTGTTGTGCTGGAGATCTTTGAATCGAACACAACGCTCCGGATCACAGACAATGGAGACGGGACATGGACTGCAGATGGTCCGGACTCGGCAATCACGATGCTGGACGCCTACACGTTCCAGATCGACTGGCCATCAGCAACGTTCATCGATGCCGACACCTATCGTATATATTCACTATGACTGAGGAGGTCTAGTGGCAACTGTCGACGGCCTCACAGCCGCAAGAATGCAGACGTTCATCGATGCGAGTGTGGTCAGCGGTGGGATTGACGCGGCAGGGCATCTGATTCTCACCACTGAGGGTGGGATAGACATCGATGCTGGAGATGCGAAAGGACCTACTGGCGCTACCGGTGCTACGGGCGCTTCGGGATCTGCCGGAGCTACGGGCCCTACAGGACCGTCTGGGGCTATCACAGGTATGGTCGTCATGTGGACGACCGGCAGTCCTCCAGTGGGCTGGCTGCTATGTGATGGAGCTGCTGTCTCAAGGACTACCTACTCAGCTCTGTTCGCTGTCATCGGAACGACGTTCGGTACAGGCGACGGTACTACGACGTTCAACCTGCCGAACGTGACCAACAGGTATGTCAGGCAGGACTCCTCAGCTCTTGGTGCGACCGGCGGAGCGGACACTCATGATCACAACCTTGCTGGCGGTAGTCCCGCGGCAATGGCACAGATCACTATCACAACAGGTCCGGGCCCGAACATCGAGGTTAACAGAGTTGCTGCTACCTCCTGGACGGCAAACTTCCAGGCGACAACGGGCTCGTCCAACACCAGCTCTGAGTCCCAAGGCAAGACCACCGCAGCTAACATCGTTGGTCACTCAGCAACGGCGTCTAGCCTTCCGTCATATCTCAACCTGAACTACATCATCAAGACCTGATCGGAGGAGCCATGCCTTTCCTGGTTATTAGCGGCAGCGGCAACTTCGACAAGACTGAACGGTTCCTTGCACGTCTCCAGAGAGGCGACATGTACCGGAACGTTGGTGCATTGGCCCAACGAGGAGTAGCAGCTCTTGAGTCAGCTACTCCTCAGGAGACAGGAGTAACAGCATCTTCCTGGAGTTCTGAGGTTCAGTTCTCAGGAGGCGGATGTACCATATTCTGGCGTAACAACCATCTCGACCCTGCAGGAACGCCTATTGCGATCATGCTCCAGACGGGTCATGGGACGGGAACCGGCGGGTACGTGCAAGGCAGGGATTACATCAACCCTGCGATCAGACCTGTATTTGACCAGATCGCTGACGCTGTGTGGAAGGAGGTGACGTCGGATGGCTAGTGTCGACGAACGCATTGTCGAGATGACGTTCAAGGGATCGTCGTTTGTTGCCAGTGTCAAAGGCAGTGTTGATGCACTTCTCCAGCTCAAGAACGGGCTGAACGGACTCAAGGGCTCCGAGAACGACATCAACAGACTTGACGATGCTGGTAAGCGGTTCTCTCTCACGCATATTTCAAGTGGGCTTGACGCGATTGTCGGGAAGTTCAAGGCTCTGGGAGTCGTCGGCGTCGCCGCCTTGGCAACACTCGCAAGCAAAGCGGTCACAGTCGGCTTGCAGATACTGAAGTCGCTGACGATCGACCCGATCAAGGCGGGTCTGGACGTCTATGAGACGAAGATCAACGCGATCCAGACGATCCTTGCCAACACCTCCAAAGCTGGTACGACACTTAAGCAAGTCACAGACGCGCTTAACCAGCTGAACATCTACGCCAACAAGACGGTCTACAACTTTGGCCAGATGGCGAAGAACATCGGTACGTTCACCGCTGCCGGTGTGGGTCTGAAGACCTCAGTCGAGTCCATCAAGGGCATCGCGAACCTCGCAGCTCTGTCTGGGTCGAGTGCTGAGCAGGCCTCTACAGCGATGTATCAGCTGTCACAGGCGATTGCTGCGGGCAAGGTCAAGCTTCAGGACTGGAACTCGGTCGTCAACGCTGGTATCGGTGGTAAGGTCTTCCAGGAAGCCCTGATTCAGACTGCCAAGGTGCACGGCGTCGCGATCGACGCGATGATCAAGAAGGACCAAGGCTTCCGTAACACCCTGCAAGAGGGATGGCTGACCTCCAAGATCCTGACTGACACCCTGAAGACCTTCACGGGTGACCTCAGCGCTTCTCAGCTCAAGGCTATGGGCTACACGAACGCTGAGACCAAGGCCATCATGAAGCAGGCGCAGGCCGCGGTCGACTCTGCAACTAAGATCAGGACGATCACTCAGCTGCAGCAGGCTTTGCGAGAGGAGATTGCTACTGCCTGGGCTGGTGTCTGGGAAGCGCTGATCGGTGACATCAACGGTGCAACTAGCATCCTTTCAAGAGCTCATACCACGCTTGAGAATGCTTTCACCGGGCCGATTAACCATCTTGCAGCTCTCTTGCGTGGATGGGCTCAGCTTGGTGGCCGGGAAGACCTGATCAACGGAATTACCAACGCGTTCCATGCTCTTGCCACGATCATGCACACGATTGGCGACGCGTTCCACACGGTATTTCCTCCGGCAACAGCACGGTCGCTAGTCGCCATAACGCATGCGTTCCTCGAGTTCACGCAGCACCTTCAGCTCAGCAAGACGGCGCTTGCCAACCTCAAGACGACGTTTGTGGGCATATTCTCAGCGATCAAGATCGTCTTTGACGTCATAAAGGGCTTTATTCATGTCCTTGGCACTCTGTTCGGCGTGGCTGCAAGCGGGGGTGAAGGTTTCCTGGGTCTGACGGCCAAGATTGGTGCTTTCGTCACCAGGATCAAGGACGCGATTGAGCAAGGCGGCGCTCTGACCAGGTTCTTCCATATTCTGGCCACTGTTCTGTCGCTGCCGATCAAGGCTCTCGTTGCCATCATTGGCGCATTCGGCGGCTTTACCAACGTGCTGAACAAGGTTATTCAGGCGATCTCGCCGTTTGTGGACAAGATCCGGGAGCTGTTCGGTCATCTAGCCGATGCAGTCGTAGCTGGTATCCAGAGCGGTAATTTCAGCCAGGTAGCCTCGATCGTCAACAAGCTTCTGCTTGGCGGAGTGCTTCTCTCGATCAGGAAGTTCATCAACAACCTCGGTAAGGGCAGTAAGGGTGGCGGTCTCTTCAGCAGCATCAGGGAGTCCTTCGAGGCTCTGACGAGCACGCTGAGGACCATGCAGGCCAGCCTCAAGGCAGGTATCCTGCAGAAGATCGCTATCGCAGTGGCCCTGCTGGCTGCTTCTCTGCTAGTGCTGTCGCTGATAGACATCAAGGACCTGTCCAAGGCTCTTTCTGCGATCACCCTGATGTTCGTTCAGCTCCTTGGTGCGATGGTTATCGTGACCAAGATCGGCGGCGGTGCTGGAATTATCCAGATGGAGGCCATCGGAGTAGCCCTGAACCTGCTGGCTGGAGCGCTCGTTGTTCTTGCCGCAGCGGTGGCTATTCTGGGTCATCTCAGCTGGTCTCAGCTGACAAAGGGCCTGGCCGCTATCGCAGTACTTCTTGTCGAGCTGGCTGCAGCTACGGCCATTATGAGCAAAAATGCCCCGGGGGTAATTCTCTCCGCATACGCCATGGAAGTGATGGGCGTTGCTCTGAATGTCCTCTCGCTGGCTGTCATAAGACTTGGCAAGCAGAACCTAGGCACACTTGCCAAGGGTATCGGATCTGTTGCTGTGCTGCTGACGCTTCTTGCCGGGTTCAACGCGTTCGGCGGAGAGGCTCTTATCGGTACAGCAGCAGCTCTGATCCTTGTCGGTGCTGCTCTGCTGATCATCACTCAGTCTGTTAAGCAACTTGGTGAACTTTCGATCGAAACCCTTGCCAAGGGGCTCACGTCTGTCGCGATCGCACTAGCCATCATCGGTGTGGCTATGGGCTTGATGAGTG